AAGAAGGTTCCATACTTCCCTGGTGCCGGGTAGCATTATCTGCATGCCGATTGATGTATTCTTCATTATTGGAAAATGACTCTTCTGTCCCGGCATACTCTTCAATATCGTCTAAGTCATACCCAAGCGCAACAAGATCCGAAACACTTTTGTAGCTACGATGTGCAACAATATCAGCACTTTGGACAGATTTAGCAGTACGACTTATGAGGAATTCTTCAGGTGGAAGGGCCTCTATTTTTATGTTCCCTTCTTTTATTCTTCTTTTGAGAGTTACATCGAAAAGGGGGATACCTTCTGCAGTCTGACCTGCTTCTGTCAGTTCAACTGACTCAACATCATCATCACCTGCAAGCATTTGAGCCTGTTGCTCATCCAGACCGGAAAAATTGTGGCTTTTAACTTCTTCAGTCTCTTCATGCCAGTATTTGAGTACCCCGGTACGTCTGATGAGAGCATCTTTAAATACTGCCATCATTGTAGTGAAGAAATTCGGCTGCTTCTCCAGGATTAGATTATTGATGTAATCTGTACACTGTTCTGCCATTTGCACATCTTCAGGTCCTTTTGGAGTAAACTGCATGACCTTATTTGCGCCAAAGTAGACCCTCATCAGTGCCGGGAGTATCGAATTGACTGTATCCCGGACATCATAGCTAGTTGCACCAGATCTGCCCTCATCTTCCTGCTCAGGGATGTGACCTGAGTAGTATTTGGTTGCAGTTACCCTGTCAGTAGACAGTTCATCACAATACTGGATAGAATCTTCTAAAAGCCGGGAAACGTAACTCCCAAACTCTTCATCATCCATTTCTTCCGGTGCGGCTTCAATTTCTTCTTCAATATCGTCAATTTCGGGTAATTCTTCTAATTCTGGGGAATATTCTGGCATTTGAGGTCTCAGATCTCTCTGTATGAGGTTTTTTAGATGAGGTCCTATGCGAAACATAGATACGTTTTATCATTATATCATCCAATTGCCCCGAAACAGGTGCTACTGTCAGACTATGTTAGGCAGGTTACGCATTATCGGTTTTGCCCAACCTCCAGTTGCTCCAGACATGATTGCTGAAGTACCGGCAAAAGTGAGTACGAAACTGTCAGCAAAATCGGGCGAACCTTTATGTCCCAACCGCTTTTTCATCTCTGCTTTGGTCTCCATTCGGATCTTCCCGGAAGATTCATAAGTGTATCTTGGAGAGCATAGCTCAAACATGAGTCTCTCATCCCTGGGGATTCTACAGTTGCGTTGTTCAAACCATTCCTTAGCTTTGTGCCAGAGTTCTGCTCTCAAATTCTTATACTGACCTGAGATGGAAGCAGATTCACCGGTGTTCACATCAATTGCTGGCATACCTAATTCTCTCATTCGGTCACATGCACCAGCACCTACTCCGATTGAGTCGCATAATATTTCTACTGGTGCCTTACCTTCTGCTTGCGCTTTCATGTATTCTGCATGCACTGCTCCGGTCAGTGCCATTGTGTCTAATTTAGCCCAGGACTTGATTGGTTCCAGGACATGATTGCCCTGTCTCTTGCATAAGGCAGATTTGTCCGATCCAAACCGGGCAATGTCCAGTCCATATACAATCGGAGCAATTTCGGAAACTTCAACATCCCTGGTGACAGCAGCCTCAACTAATGAATTTGAAATGATAGTATCTTCAGAAGTCTCAGCAAAATTCCCCAGTACCCTGATTGCAAAAGTGGCAGAGTCTCTACCATATCTCTCTTCCATTTCAGAAATATACTCTTTAGTCACCCTGGCAGAATCTTCACATGAAACAGTCTTGGTCCACCACCTATGTTTTAGTTTTGTGAAGGTATCATAGAAGTACCCCTCTGATCTTGTTGGATTTCCCACTAATATTAAAGTTGCGTTTCCGCTAAGACTGCCTCCTGCAGCCTCAAAAATAGCGTTATCAATCGAACTGGCTTCATCGCAAATTAGGAGTACCTTACCTGAGTCACCTGGACCCCCTGAATGTATACCCTGCAGGGCCTCTGGAGTTTCTTTTCTGGCAGTTCGACATGAAATGAAGCTACCGGAAGGATCTGCTTTTAAAACAATTCTCTCAGAAAATACTTCAAATAACTGCTGCAATGCAGGTGGTAATCTCAACACCTGGGACTTCAATTCTGCAAATAAGGCATCAAACAACTGGGATGAGGTTGGGGCAGTTAAAATTACCTTAGTAGGGTAGGTACAACAGAGTGCATGAAGTGCTAACCAGGCACAACATGTTGATTTTCCTACTCCATGACCCGATTTTGTCGAGCACAACCTTTCAGTCAGAGTTGCTTCCATTAACTCCTGCTGCCACTTGTCTGGTTCCTGTTCTAAAATTTCTCTAACGAATTGAACTGGATTATTTTTGTACTTGTCAATAAATTCTGAGAAGATGTTATTTTCGGGCATGGTGCTTCTTTCGGTAATGTTTCAATTGGATTTAAAAATTTATGCGGTACCCAGTAACTGTAAGATAATTTACCGGAATTATTGTGGAACCACTCAGGGTGATCAAAAACTTCAAAACCAGATATCCAACCTATCAAAGTGTAGTCACCAAAACTGCCCTGGACCAAAATATAATACTTGCCTGGCTTGTCCTTCTTCTTAACAAATAACTCCTGGTACGTTTTTGGCCTGGTCCTGACTTCATAAAACTCACCAACATCAGTTTCTGCCTCACCTGTAATTGCACCCGGATATAATCCTAAATATTTGGCAACAGCAAACTCGCCAAGTGCTCCCTCAATATGGTTATTCCATAAACCACCAGGACCAACAGAGTTGCAAGTTCTCTCATAATTTGAAGTGGCGTTTTTTCCACTCTCTAACTTTCTCAGGCATTCCACCTCTCTCTGTACTCCTGACGATGCCGCCAAAAGTATCTCCCTCTCGGTTAGTTTTATCGATGGTGTATACATTTACTTCATTGCTCCTTCCTGGGGCATCAATAATCCAGACATCCAAATGTCTAGGTAGTTTCTCCTTTAGCCAGTCATGGAGAGACTGGGCATGAAATGGAGTAGATAACTTGGTGAGTGAACAACCATTAGCTTTAATCTGCTTCTTAATGTCATCAATCGTTGATCTGAACAAACTGCTCATCGGCTGCAATAGTGTAAGTTAAACTGGGATCATCAAGATCCACACAATCGTAAGCTAAATAGGTTTTATGCTTACCACGATGTTTGGGATATGATCTGATGATCTGAGCACGAACAGTTTTAAGACCTTTCTCAAATAATTCATCCTGGAGTTCAAATTTTATCTTGTCACCTATCCGGGCCATAGTTGGGTATGTTGGAAAAAGAGTTAAAATTTTTTTGGGAAAAGAAAAATGGGGTGTGTGTTGACTATGTCACCTGCCACCCCCCAGGCAGACCCCCCTGGGGGGCACCCGGCCCTATCCCCTAATAAAATCAATGACTTAGAAAGTATGCCCCCCCAGATCCCCCCATGTTCAGTAATTCCCTTATTGAACATTATCCTGTTAAGTATTGATATCATTAGCCTTTTAATCACCTCCATTGGCCTGATCTGGGTCTGATAGGGTCACATAGGCACATGTGAAGAGCTATAGAGAACAGTCTTATAGTAGTTATTCTATTACCTATAATACTCCCCCCATCTATAATATTACTGTTACTGCTTATAGTATTACTCACCTTTATACCTTCATTCTCTTTAGTGTTACCTATATATATAGTTAACGTATATATATAGGTGTACGTTTATAGTTCTCTATAGATCATGTTCTATAGAGCAGCCACTTCATTATCCTCCATCTCCAACAGATCTGGATCTAGGTTACCCTCAGATGCTTCAGTATAGAATTCTCTTTCATCACTAAAAGGATACCAAACACCTCTTATCCCAACTGATGGAACTTTAGCTGCAGGACTATCTGGTAATCGTTCAATCTTCTTACCTGCTTTTAAGAACCTTTCTGTTGCATCGATCACCTGGTTACGCATGGTTCCTTTATCAATCCTGACAGTTGGACTAAAGACAAACTTATGACCTTTCACTTCCATCTTTTTGGTCTTACTCCTGATCCTTTTCTCTCTGTTCTTCTCCTTCTCCCGGAAATCTATTTGTCTGCATCTTGGTGAGCAGTTCTTATGTTGTGGGTTCTTCTGCATAAATACTCTTGAGCATATCTGGCATTCCACTTCTTTTATCTGTTTGGGTTTGCGCTTAAACCAGTTATCGTATGCAACCTTCCCACATTCTTTTGAGCAGTTCACTTGTGTACTCTTGCCTGGAGTAAATACCTTAAAGCACACCTGGCAGGTTTTAGGTCCCTGCTGTTTTCTTCTGAGGTGTATTTTAGTATGTGCAATATCTCTTGTTCTTGTGATGTGGCATGTCTCTGAGCAGTAGACTGTTCTGTTCCCGGATAGTTCCCGGTTACAGACTAAGCAGGTTTTTCTTTTAACCCTCATAAGTTACCTTCCTATCTTCCTGTTTATGGTGGACTATTTCCTGGAGTGATTTAACAATAGCCATATCAATCCCCCTTACATATTCTTCCGGGAGTGATGGGACCAAATCCAGCACATCATCTAAAGTGTCCAAATGTTGGAGTGTCATGCTGAGTCTAATCACTCTTCAATCTCTTTTGCTTTAGGAGTGATATTCTTCATCTGTTTCCTGAGGGCTGCGAGATGTAATTGAGTTGCATCAGTTACCTGCATGTCTATGGTTTGTCTTTCTCCATATGCAATAGGTGAGTATTTCTGAATTATCCACTGCTTACTGTTTATGAGTGTTTTTGCTGTAGAAGGGTCCAAATGACCTATTTCTAACTTGTCATTTATGGTCTTGATCTCATCAACGGTCATTTCAGCATATGCTTCTCTGGCCTCAGTATATCTCTCCTTCAACTCTGGTGTTGTCGTGATCTTGTGGTAGAGTTTCTTATAAGGCACCTCTATCTCTTTTGCCAGTTTAGGTAGACTGCCAAATTCAGCATATCCATCGAATATCTTGTCCCAGAATTGTGGGTCATCAAACATTCTTGCTTCCCTAGCTCTTCTGGCTCGTCTTACTGGTGTACCACTCATAATTGCTCTTTCACTATTATTGATCCACCTGGTCTGAGGTAGATGAAAATTGCTATTGCTGTTCCAACCACACCTGTCAATACCCCCAGGAGATATATTCCCAGTACTGTCAGCATCAGTTCCCAGAATTCATTCATTGTGGATCTCCTCTACCCTGAAGTTCTGGTCATTCAGTTCCATTTCATGTGGACATGACTTAATGTTCACTCTCACTCCTCCGATAGTCTTGTCTTTTGCCTTTTCCCTGGAGATCTGGATGAATCTGATCTGGTTATCATTTTGATATATCCCAGCAGTTTCCATAGCATCAATCAGGACCTTCAGCAGATTATCAACATCACAATCTGGACCTTTTCTGACCGGATAGTGAATTGCAATTGACAT